ATAAGTGGGCTGTATTGATGGAAATGTAGCCATTATCTATTTAATAAACCCCCTGCCCTTTGTTCATCAATTATAGTTGCCTGCACTACACTGGCAATGAGGCCGCCTAACTGATCAGCTTCTGATCCATTTCCTTGAACAGAACTACCAGTTGCATCTACGTTTACGGTGATCATATTGTTTGTTGTACCACCTCCACCTGTAGGAACTGAAGGTAAAATTGTTCCAGATGTGCGAGGAACAAATAATTCAGGTTGACGTTCTCCAACTATATAAGGCTGATTAGCTTTTACAGGGCCACCATTTTCCCTAAATAGCCCTCCTAATAAACCACCTAAAAATCCGCCAATGCCTTTTCTTTGGCCACCGGACGCTGCTGAACCAAATCTTTCTCCAAATTGTCCAAGTAATTTATCTATTTGAGCATCAATAATTTTATCTCTAATTTTATTTAATACATTTGTCATTGCCTGTCCAAAAGATTGTGCTCCTGTAATAGCATCTCTTAAATTACCTTTAATACTTGTTTCAATCTCTTCACCCACTGCTGTCATTGCTTCTTTAAGTTTTTTTGTTGCCTCTTCATTTTTTTTAGTTTGATCTTCTTGATCTTTAAGTGCTTTATTAGTTTTTATAACTGTTTCTAGTGCTTCTTCTAATTTAGCAATTTCTTCATTTAAAATATCAAGTCTTTCTTCTTTAAATCCTGTTCCACGTTTTTGTGCTGCAAGTCTAGCTTTTTGGGCTTTTAAGGCTTTTATTGCTGCTTCAAGTTCTTTTTTACCTCCCTCTTCAACTAATTTATTAAATTCTTTTTGTTCTTTATTATGTTTAATTATGGCTGTAGTTACAAATCCAAGAGCAGATGCAACAGCAACTAAGGGCAATGCGTTTAATGCAATAGTGGCAACGCCTCCCGCAAATGCAACTTTTTGTAACCCTGCAGCTACAACTGGTAAAAGAACAGAAACGCCTTTTGCTGCAACTGCAATAGCGGTAAATATTGCAGCAGTTTGCCCTATAGGTGAATTAATAAAATTAGTTACAGCAACAGTTAATTCTGTTAAACCTTTGATTATAGGAAGAACTGCTGGTTGCAGTAAATCTCCAAATGCTCTTGATAAATTTTCTGTTTCATTTGATAAGTTTTTGAACACCTGTGTCGGGTCATTTTCAAGCAAAGCCCTTAAAGATGCACCACCATCAGATTCAATCTTACGTAATGCTCTTAAAACAACTTCACTTGTCAATTTGCCTTCGGCAGCAAATTTTTTAAGTTGACCGACATTTACATCTAATTCATCTGCTATAGGTGCGAGCAATGTTGGTATTTGTTCAGATATACTTCTAAATTCATCACCAGCTAATCTTCCAGAACCTAAAGCCTGTGCTAACTGTCTAAAAGCATTTGAGGCTTCTATAGTTGATGCACCAGCTAATTTCGCAGCAGTATTAAATCCAAAAAAAGTACTTTTTATATCTTCAACTCCAACATTTAAAGGAGCTAATCTTGCTGTAATATCTGTAATTCCTTCTAGTGCTTCAGTTGCACTAAGTCCAAATGCTTTCTGAGCATCAGCAGCTATTTGTTGTGACCTAGCAAAAGTACCAGATGCTTTTGTTAAAAGTCCTAATCTTACATTTAGCTTTTCAAAATTAGTTGATGTTCTTATTGCATTTCTAGCTAAAACAGTAAGACCTATTCCACCAAGAGCAGTTCTAAGGCCACCAAAAGCAGACTGCAATCTATTTGTTTGAGATTGTACCCCGTTTAACGCCCTAGTAGCACCACTGGCATCAACTCTGAGTCTTACTACTGCCTCTGCCACAGATAAAAAAAGCCTTTATTATATATTACCTTGAATTGTGTTTTTGTCGTTGGGCTGCTTGTTTTTCTTCGTCAGATTTAATTTCATAATATCCAGCCCAATATATAAGTTCTACCTCAGACATTGATTTTCTGAGTTCCTCTAAAGTCTTGCCAAGTTCTGTTGCTAGGAATAGTTCAAATCTGAGCCAACTATCCCCTTTTATTCTTTTTTTGCTGTATCAATATCTAGTTTTATATCAAATAAAAATAATTCAAGATCATTTAAAATTTTTTCAGGTAATTCTCTCTGTAAATTTGGAGCATCAGCCATACTAAAAGCTTTTGTACCATCTTCTTTTTCTGCCATCTGGCAAAGTAATTGAGTGGAAACAGTAAGAGCCTCTTCAGACCCTGCAAGTTGTTGTGCTTTTACTCGATCAAACCTTGTGACTGGCTTAAAATATAAACTGACTTTAACATTACCTTGAGAATCTTTTATATCAAATTTGCGTCTTGAGGTCATTTCATCTTTGAATGACTCCGTGATTAAATCAATCGTTCTTTTTGTTGCCATATTTAGTTGGGGTTAGTTATTTAAAATTTACTATATATCTGAAGTAATTGCACCTGAAGTCTGGAAGGTGATATTTATTTCTTGGATCTCACCAAGTGTTGCTCCATATGTTGCATTAGTAACAATCCCAGAAAAACCAAACTTCTTTGAACTTGCTGAACTATCTGGAAATAATTCAAACAGCGCGTCAGCAGCATCACCTGTAGTTAAAACATCCTCAACAAATGATAAATAATCTGAGTTGCCAGCATTGTCATAAATGAGGGTTGCTGAACCTTCACCAGATATAAGACCACCAACAAAAGTTTTTGATGTGTTGCCCATCACTGTGGTTTCTTGAGTGTCTTTGGTAATATTTAATTCCCAAGACCTCAAACCCCCGATATCAGCTTCAGTTCCAGCAGCGTTATGGAACATTATTTTACCGACATCACCTTTTACAGCAGCCATAACAAAAAGAAAGTATTTATTTTATATTAACCTTTTTTTGCTTTTTTTACATCTTTTTTAGAATTTTCTTGATTCTCCATATATCTTTTACAATTAGGATCCCAGTAATTAGCATCCCTTACACCTTTGACAGCTTCGATAGCATCAAGCATTTCTTCTGTTATTACAAGTTTTGGCATGTTTAAAGATCCTCAAATATTTCAAAAGTTATTCTGATTTGAGTTTGAAACTTACCTTCAGGACTTGATGTTAAAACTTCAGGCCCAACTGGTGAATCAAAAATAACATTTGAAACTGTAATATTATTGTAGAGGTCACGTAACCTTTTGCCAATTACATAGTTAGACCCTGGGCCTATTCCTTCTTCTGTAAATATATTTATCAAAAGTAAACCGACAACACTGTTTGTAGAATTGGCAGATCCTCCCATTGTTAAATAACTTCCAGAACCAAAACTTGTCTGGCATTGAACAAAAGTATCTTCTGTTGTCGAATCAAAAGCCATGTTGTTAAATACAACAGGGATTGCTGGACTTGATGCAAGTTCTGTTGCAAGCCTAGCCTCTATTGTGGATCTTACGGTATTTAAATCAACTGCTGCCATTATGACCTCCTAAATTCATCTCTAATAAACTGTTCCAGTTGCTTTGCAACAAGTTCTGGATATCCTTTTATTGTATTTCGTCTTGTTCTATATTGACCACCCCAACTTGGAGGTAGGTTTGTTCCATATGCAACAGGTTCTGCGTATTCAACATTAGTAAATACAACACCTATAAAAGGTTTTATGTCTCTTTCCCAAGATCCAATTAACCGACCAGTATCAACTGGTGTAAAAAATTTAATATCAGCTTCTGCCTTGAAAGTTGCCTTTCTTACAGTCTTTTGTATTTTTTCACCAAAATGATCTCCGATATCAGTTAAGTTTATTTCTCTGGCCATAGCTACCTCAAGATAAGATCAAAACTTATTGCTGTATTATTTTGTTCATTTGTTACCACCTGAATAATTTTAAACTCAACACTGCTAATAACAACCCTGTCTTTGGTTGTTGGTACAAACGATAAATCCCCTGCTGATATTGTTAATCTTTTATCCTGTGATTCAATCAGATCATTTACTTCTGATCTGTTTACATTTGTTAATGCACCTTTAACAGTAGTGTCAGATGTAGATTCTGTTATTGCTCCTGTAGTGGTATTGTATGACCCTGCTGTCACTCTCCTGATAGTTACATCACCACCAAGTTTACTCAGTGTCTTCGATGCTGCTTTTTTTAGTGCGTTAGCTAAACTCATAATCTATACACAATAACAGTGCCGCTGTCTAATACAACAACAGAAAATGGGCCTGAAAATTCGGCTCCCGCTTTTAATTGAATTGAACTATGATCTCCAAAATATGCTGGCAAAATACTGTCGAAATCTGTTATATCATCAACTGATGGTACTGAATCAAAAAGTTTTCCAACAGTTATAACAGAATCTTGTAAGGCAACAACCTTACCAAAACGTCCAGTATGAACGCTGGTATCATTTATTATTTTTGCTGCTGGATAATTTGAAATCACAATGAATAAGCGATGACAGTGCCACTTGTTAAAGTAATGCTTGTAATAACACCTTCTATCTCAGCAGTAGATTTGAATTGTAAAGATGTCAAATCGCCTGTAATGTTTTCAGAAACAAGAGTAGCAATAACAGAATCTTGTAAAGCAGCAATTTTACCAAATCTGCCTGTATGGGCTGCTGTATCATTAATGATTTTTGCTGAAGGATATTCGTAGCCGTAGCCCATTTTCATGACCTCTTGATTTGTAAGTTTGCTCTTCCACCTATTCTAATACCCATCAGGTAATGATCAACTATCGGTGGAATACGATCAATACCGACTGCCCCATAAAATCTAGGAGTTGCATTTATATTACCAATACTCACAGTTGCAAAATCTTCCAGACCACTTAATTCTAACCCGTTCCTGTTGTTGTTTAGATACACAGCCAAGATGACCTGTGCGTTTTTAACACGATCTGGGATTTCAGTATCGGTGTAATAATCAGCAACTAATCTGTTTGGAAAAGATAAGCCATACAAATTTGTGTATGTATCAGGTTTTCTTACTCCTGATCTAGGCCATTCTAGTGCCTGGGTATCATCTACCCTAGCCCCTAAAAACTTTTCACGATCAATTCTTTGTGCAGCGGTAAACAATGCACGGTTTTTATTGTCGTTGCTTGACCCATCCCATGCAGCAGCGTCATCACTGAGGACAAGACCTTCTATGAAAGAGTTTGCATCATCAAGAGTTATATAGGTGTTTGCATTTGCACCACCAACAGTCGCATCAAGTGATATCGCCATTTAGTTTCACCTTCTTGGGCTTTGATTTTGGTTTTGGCTTTTCAAGAGTTGGAGTTAATGAAGCTGCCTTTTGAGCAGCCTCATTTCTCGCTCTCATACGCCTAAAAGCGTACATTGCCATTTAGCTAGATGCTCCTTTTAGAGCAACAAAGTTAATAACGATAGCTTCACTTAAAGCTCCACCTGACACGTTAGAAACTGTGATTGCAAAAGAACCAGCAGCGATTGCATTAGCACTTACGATGTAAGCACCAGCAGTTCCAGCAGAACCATGACAGGCAACAACAACATCTGTTGCAGCGATTTTGCTGTTAGTAACTGTGAAAGATACTTCAGCAGCATCAGCTAGTGCAGCGTTGTTCATTGTGATCTGTCCACTCTCAGTATTAAGAGTTACACCTGTTGATTTGTTTGTAGCCTGAGTAACAGTGCCACCACCTGTTGGCCCAACTAAAAGACCAGCAGTTACGTCAAATAAAGAAGCCATAATTAATCTTGGTTACTTACGTTAGTAGCACGGACAATTCCGATGTTTTTTGTCTCATACACTTTCGACCAAGAGGCAACTGTCTCTAATACGGTACGAGTTGGGTTGACAGTAGATACTGCATACTTCAAACCTACTGGATGGT